AGTTGATGCTGTCGACCATGCAGCCGGAATACATCGCAAAGCGCGGCACCTCGGGCATGCCGGTCTCAATTGAAAAGGACGGCAAAGACCAATTGCCTGATCGGAACTCATGGCTGTAGGGCGCATCAGTGCCGGTGGTGACCGGTGCGCCAAACGCGGCCTTGAGCCAAAAGCCGATCGAGGATGCATCAAGCGGGATCACCACATCGCCGTCCGCCGTCACAGCGTCCTTGATTGGCGCCAGCGGATCACGTCCATAGCCCAACAGCTCCGAGCCCAGCAAAGGCTGCTCGGCCCCCAGCGACGTGCTGGCAAACGGAATGCGGGTGAAGCCGCCTGCGGGCGGCGTGCCATAGGTTGTCTCGAACGCCAGCGCCATCTGCGCGCGCGCTCCTTGGGCTCGTGCCATCGTGTCTCTCCTTGAATGTCAGCGTTGTGATGTGATCAGGCCAGCGGATCGCTAATCGCGTAATGCAAGATGATCGGCACGATTGCGGCCTTAATGGTGGCACCGCCATCAACGGGCAGATCGACCGGCTCGGGCGCTTCTGCCTCAACCCAATCGCAGCGCCCACGCAGGGTCCGGTCCGCCGTAATGGCAGCACCAATGCGCCCGATGAGCCTGTCAAACCGCACGTCGCGGTCCTCGCCGGTCTGCACGATCACCTCGAGCTCGGCGCGGTGCTGGTAATGATACATCAGCGGTGACAGCGTCACGCCGGGCTCGCCCGGGTTGCCATCGCGCAGGATCATCAGGCCGCTAGGTGGGATGCGTTCGGGCAGCACCTCACCGCGCAGCACCGGCACATGCGGCACTGTGCTGAGCAGATCCGCTAGGGCGGTGAGGATGGTTTCGCGGGGTGTCATCCGGTTTTCCCTTCCACCCAATTTGTTACGATCGTCCTGGGTATCCGATCCTGCGCGGCCCTAGCATCCCGGTCGAAATCGAGCCGTTTGCGCAGCTTCACTTGTGGCACTAGCAGGAAAATTGGAACAGTGGCCAAACCGCGCCCGGTCTTGGACCGCGAGGCTACGCCGACCCCGCGGGCGTTCAAGCGCCCCTCTGCCACCAGCAGGCTCGGGCCGCGGGGGCGATAGATGAACCGCAGCCGCATCCCACGACGACGCTCCCATTCTCCCGGCGTGATGCGTCCCCCGCGCGTGGATTTTCCTGCAGCAGGTGTGGGGATTGCCAGCCAAAAGCCATTGCGCGACCGGATCAGCGGACCGGTGTCATGGGCGCCGACAACCACGGGTGCCTGTGACCAAACGAGAGCCGCAGCATTCAGGCTGGGCTTGCCTTTGGGGTATTGCGCCACGCGGATGGTACGCGCCAGCCGTTGTCCCAGCCCCGCACTGGTGATCTGCCCGCGCCAGGCCGTTTTGAGACCAGTACCAGCATCACCGACAGCCTTGGTCACAGCCTGTTCGCCAGCGGTGATTTCAGCTGCCATCATCGCCCCGATGTCGCCAAGCACCTCCAAGCGTATCATAGCGTGACCTCTCAATCAGCCGGTGTGATCAGCATGCGGGTCGGGCCAGTACGGCAGCAGCTCTGCCGTCCAAACCAGCCGCTCACGATCACGCTGCGGTGCGCCTTGCACTACAAAGATCTCCGCCCCGATCTCAAAGCGGTCGCCCGCCGCCAGTTCGGGACAATCGCTGATGCGGACATCCAGAACCACGCTGTCACTGACCAGCCGCGCCGCACCAAATTCGACCATGCGGTCCGGGCTACGGCGCATCACGCGGATCGCCAACTCCGGCCCGATGCCCATTTGCTGATAAAGCGCCGGGGTGGAAAGGTTCGGATCGCTGAACAGCACGTTGAGTGCTGCAGTAAAAGCTGTCATTGCGGTTCAGCCTCAGTTGCCACTGTACAAACGGATCGCCATGCGGGGCCGCTTGTTCACCGGCAGGATCGAGGTTTCAGTCATCAGATCAATCCAGCGGCCTTTGGCGTCAATCATCTGACGTGCATATAGCGGCAGGCCGATGGTGTTGGCGGTCTCCAACAGATTGGCGGGCCCACCATAGGTTGTGAACGTATCGAACGTGCCCAGCGGAAAGGCGATCCCTTCACCACCGGGGATCAACCGCTCTGAGGTGCCGTTCGAGAGCGTGACAGACCCATTGTATTCCTCAAAGAGAATGCCAGCAAAAGGAAAGGCCCGGCGCATGTCCTCGCGCAGCGGCTGGCCACCGGTGGCCGAGAAGAATTTGTAGGCTTCCTCTGTCTTGGGGTGGCTGATCAGCTTGTCGAAGAACTCCGAGCTCACCAGCGCATGGGCGGTGGTCATGGTCTCGCCGAGCAGATTGTCCTCCATGGCGCGCAGCACACTGCGAACCTTGCCCTGCACATTCGTGCCAGCAGTGCCAAACACAAAGTCGATCGAGATCTTCTCGAGGCCAAACTCGGTGAAATAGTCGTAAAGCGTGGTTCCTGCACCATCCTTCACGATACCACGTAGCGCGTTCATCTCCATGTATTCGCGGGTCTGAGCATGCTTGCGGCGCATCAGGGTCAGCTTGCGGTTCATTACCTCGACCAATGGGTCAGCGGCGTCCGAGAGGCCCAACGCGGGCATGCCTTGGATATCTGCGGGCAGGATAACGTCATCATGGGGGATCCAGGGAAGCGCAAAGGATCGCATGGAGCGCTGCTCACGGGTGCCGACGGTGGCGGGCGCACCCAGTGGCACGGATGGCAGCAGGCTGAGCACCCCTTCGCGCTGTTCGATAACGATGGAGCGCTGTGACACACCCTCAAAGCGAAACAGGCCGATCTGGCCAAGACGGGTGTAGAGGTTGGGCAGGATGTTGATGGCCTGCGTCATATCTGCGAGCGAATAACCGCCCGCGTCAAACGGGTTGCGGGTGATGGTCATGGGAAAACTCCGGGGAAAAATGTCAGGGGGGATGCTTGGCAGCTAAAGGTTGCCAGATCAGGCGGTGTCGCGTGGGATGATGCCTAGCGCAGCCAGCTGACCTTGTTTGGTAGCAATTTTGGCCGCGTCATCTACGGTGTCATCAAAGACCAAAGCGGCTTTAGCGACGATGGCGGGGCCGCGTGCGATGACAATGCCAGTGGCATCAGAATCGGTGGCATCGACTGCGTAAAGCAACACGGCGGCCGCCGTCTGCGCGCCGTCTGAGCCGCCCGAAGTTGCCAGCTTGTGTTTGCCGCTGGCGGTGATGCGGCCAAGAACAGCGCCAACGGGATAGTTGGTGCCCGCAAGAAGTGTCACGCTCTCGCGGGTGAAGTTCGGGTTGACCTCATATTTGAGGACATCGCCCATGGTGGCGGGCTGTCTGAGGACGGTCATGTCGGGGATCCTTGTGGGTTCTTGGGCAAAAGAAATCCCCGCCGGGGAGGAGCGGCGGGGATTCAGGTGGCAGGGTTTCAGGGATGAGAGGGAGTTTCAGCCCTTTGCACCTGCAGAGGCCGCGCGTTTGGCGGCGACCACGATTGGGCTTTCGGCGGTCTGGGGCAAAACAGGTGATGGCGGCGCCGCGACAATATCGCGGGCATCGGCAGCAGCGGCGGCGCGCTGCAACACCAGCGAACGCAAGGCCTCAGGCGTGGTGCCTTCGCGGAGTGCTTTCGCAGCGTCTATTGCGACGCCAAGCCGTCCAGCTTGTGCTGCGATTTCGGTAATATCTGCGGCCTCGTTGCGCAGTTTTGCCGAAAGTTCAGCCAGATTGCTCGACTGCGCTGCGTTCGAGACCGGCGGCACGGATGCCGCAGGGGGCGTAACTGGGGCGGCAGGTTGATCCTCACCGGCAGTGGAATGACCATCCTGCGGAATTGTTGCCTCATCGGCAGCATCTTCAAGCAGGGTAACTTCCTGATCTGTCTCTGTATTGCTGTCTGTGTTATCAGTTCTGGTGGCCATGCGTGCCTCCTCTTTTGGTTGGGTTGATTTGCGGGGTTGGGGTGCTACCACGCGCCTTGCGCGCTCGGCTGAGAGGATTGGACTGTGTGCCACACGTTGCTGGAAGGCGGCAAAGCCGCGCTGCATATCGATGACCTCATCGGCAAGACCAGCGGCGACGGCGTCTGCGCCGCGAAAGCTGGCAGCTTCGGTGGCGAGTGCAGCCTCTTGGCTCAGCCGTACGCCACGTCCCGCTGCCACCGTTTCCGCAAAGAGGAACCGCAGCACATCGATTTCGCGCTGGATGTCGCTCTGGATATCAGCGGGCAAAGGCGCGTAGGGATTGGCATCGATCTTGTGTGATCCTGCATGGACCAGCGTGACGCGCACCCCGGCTTGATCCAGCTGACCGCTGAGATCAGCATGCATGACGACAACACCGATGCTGCCGACGGCTCCGGTGCGCGGCAGCAAGATACGATTGGCCTGGCTCGCCAGCGCGTACCCGGCCGAGAACGCGTGTTCGGCCACAAAAGCCCAGACGGGTTTGCTGGCGCGAACCGCACGAATGCGATCTGCAAGGTCAAAAACCCCCGCAACTTCGCCGCCAAAACTGTCAATTTCCAATGCGAGGCCACGCACGGACGAGTCGCTTGCTGCCGCGTCAATCTGAGCTGCGATCCCCTCATAGCTGGTCTGGCCCGAGGACTGTCCGATCCAGCCCCCGCGGTGGATCAGCACGCCGGAGATCTCGATCACGGCTATACCATCAATAACTGGGTAGGGAGCCTCACCATGCTGGCGGTAATCGTCCAGCATCCCACCCGCCAGAATACTGGCGCGGGCTGTTGGCATGGGGGCGCTTTCCAACGCGAGGCCTTGATCCAGCGTCTCGACCTGGCGCCCGAGGATGCGTGGCCCAAGGCCGGACAGAAACGCCATGGCTTTGGAGGGCTCAACCAGCAGCGGCGTGTTGAAGGCGCGCGCAGCAATGCGGGCGTGGAACATCAGGTCTGGTCCTCAGGGTTGCGCGAAGGATCTTCCGCGTCATCGGTTTCATCTGCTGGGTCTTTATCGTCGTCTTGGTCCCCGTCCTGTGCCGGGCCTGTTAAAGCCTGCACGCCTTGTGCGGGTGAGCCGGGGCGGCGGAAGTCGAGGCCGAGTAATCGCTCGCGTGCGCGCTCAGCCGC